GTCGCTGGTTAATTCCAATTACATCTCTCTTGACCCTGTTATTAATTTAACCTCTGGCGCAATAGAGATAATAGAAAGCACTGCAGGCACCCAATACGCGGTATTCAATCCTTCAATACTACTGACACCAGAACCGCTTGGCATTGTGTCAACGGTATGTTTTAACGGTGAGCTAGTAGACTTAAATTATAGCGGACAATCTGGAATATTAGAGTTCAGCGGACAACTGGAAACGGCTATATTCAACGGCGAATTTAACGCATTAGATTTTAGTGGTACAATACAAACAACATGCGCCGACGGCGACATACAAACAAACTGTTAAGAGGCAAAAGCAATGGCTGCAGGCGATTCAAAACTAGCACAAGAATACCCACTACAAGCGGGTAAAGGTGCGTATAACAATTCAACTGATGCATTTAGAATATTCTTTTGCTCAGATACTTATGCGGCTATTGACGCCACGCAAACACCATTCAATCTGAGTGATGTAACCCAAGTTGGCGGTGGTAACTTCCCAATAGCTGGGATTGTGTTAACCACTGTTACCTGGACACGCACAGGCGCGGTATCAACGCTTAACTATGACGACCTAACAACTATTGTTAAGAACGGCTCAAACCCTGCAACTATACGCACAGCGGTTATAGTTAACGATACAAGCACAAGTGATGACATATACAAAGTGATTGACCTAACGGCTGACGGCTCAACAGCTATCGACGTTGTTAATAATGACTTTGACTACGCTGTAAACGCTAGCGGCTCAGTAACAGGTACGGTGATTTAATATGGCTTGCTCGAATAATTTATCAAACAATTCTGGGCAGACATTCAAGACTCACATTACCGAATGCGCTGACCCTACAGTAACCATTGACGCCTCAAACTTTAGCGAGGCGCTTTATCGTATATTTGCTGCAGACCAATCAACGGTGTTAGTAACTGCCAGTCTTACTGGTGGGAACATCGTGGTTGAGGCTGATGTCGATGACACAGGTGCGGCTATCAACGTGTTTAGGACGACACTCACCAAGGCGATGATGGCAGATTCTATTGTTCCACAGGGGCAATATACACACTCGTTTAAGGTAACTAACAGCGCAGGTCTTGAGCTGCCTCCAGTGTTTCAAAATACGGTAGCAGTGGTGCGAGTCAATGACTAAGAACGTCGGAGGTAGGCCCACAGTAATGACTCAAGAGGTAATCGCTAAACTTGAGGATGCGTTTAGTTGGGGGTGCACTGACTTAGAGGCTTGCTGCTTTGCCAATATTAGCAAAGACGCGCTATACGATTACTGCAATAAAAACCCTAAGTTTTCCGAGCGAAAAGAGGTGCTTAAAAATCATCCAGTCATGAAAGCTAGGCGGGTTGTTGTGGCAGCGCTTGAGGATGATGATATAAACACAGCTCATAAAGTTATTGACAGGAAAGAAGGCCAGAAGATAACCCAGACAACTGTAGAGTTAACCCACGAGGAATGGCTGGACTCTCTTGACTGATAAGCGTCAGCGTTTAAAGGATGACTTCGAGTTCTATGCTCGCAATTGCCTAAAGATACGCACAAAGTCAGAGGGGTTAGCGCCCCTTACCCTCAATGACGCTCAGATGTATATCCATAAGCGACTTGAACAGCAGCTAGCGGACACAGGCAAGGTTAGGGCGATAATCTTAAAGGGCAGGCAACAAGGCGCGTCCACATACGTTGAGGGTCGCTTTATATGGCGAACAACTCATAACAAAGGCACTAAGGCGTTCATATTAACGCATGATGGTGAATCGACTAACGCACTGTTTGAAATGACTGAGCGATACTATGAAAACTTGCCTTCATTCGTTAAGCCCACAACATCAGCGGCTAACGCTAAAGAGATACATTTTGACGCGCTTGATTCGGGATATAAGATTGGTACGGCTGGCAACAAGGCAGTTGGTCGAGGTCAGACTATACAATACTTTCATGGCTCAGAGGTTAGTTTCTGGGTTAATGCCAGTGAACACACCAAAGGCATCATGCAAGCGGTGCCAGACGCAGATGGAACAGAAGTCATATGGGAGTCAACGGCTAACGGTGTCGGTAACTTCTTTCATGAGCAATGGAAGCTAGCAGAGAAAGGGTTAAGCGAATTTCAGGCTGTATTTGTCCCGTGGTTCTGGCAATCCGAGTACAAGAAAGTAGTACCAGAGGATGTTAAATTCACAGATGAAGAAATGCAACTGCTGGAAGATTACTCACTAAGTAGAGAGCAACTATTCTGGCGTAGAATGAAGATATCAGAGCTAACAACCGATGGCGTTGACGGCTCAAAGGCATTTAAGCAGGAATACCCGATGAATGCAGCCGAGGCTTTTCAAGTCTCAGGTGGTGACGGGTTGATACAGGCCAATGCTTGCATGTCTGCACGTAAGAGAAAGGTTTCAGGTAGTGGCCCTCTAATTGTTGGCGTTGACCCTTCAAGGGGCGGCGATAGATTCGCAATAGTTAGGCGGCAATCTCGCAAGATGTACGGTATGGAAGCATATAAGGGCGAGCAGTGCGACAAGCTAGGCAAGAATGTAGCTATCTGTAAAGAGGTGCTTGATACGGTGGACGTAGAGGCGGGCAAGGTGCCTGATATGATGTTTATAGATGCTGGTGGTGGTGCTGACATTGTTGATAGGCTGCACGAGCTTGGTTACAAGTCCAGAGTCAAAGCTGTTTACTTTGGGTCTACCCCACTAAAGCCTAAGAAGTACAAAAATAAGCGAAATGAAATGTGGGGCGAGATGGCTGACTGGATGGTTGACGAGTCACTACCAGTTGAGATACCAGACGATGACGAGATGCAGGCCGATTTATGCGCCTCCCCTTTTGAGCGAGATTCTAACGATAGGCGCGTATTGTGGTCAAAAGAAAAGATTAAATCAAAGTACGGGTTTAGCCCAGATTATGGTGACGCTGGCGCTCTTACATTCACAGAGCCGGTTAACACAAACAAGAAAACAAAATTGAGGTTTAACAGCGTATGTCAGTAAATAAAGATTTTAACGACCACAGCAAAGTATTGCTGATGATATCGGAAGCGCAAGACGCAACCACTGACGCGAGGCAGGCTGTTAGAGATGCCAAGTTATTCCTCAACAAGCGCGATGGTCAGTGGGACCCGTATGCTTGGGAGAAACTGGAAGGTCGATATCGCGGCACGTTTGACATGTGTACGCCAATCGTTGACCAGATTAGTGGTGAGATAGAGGAAAGCGATTTTAGTCTAAACATATCCCCAAGTGGCGGTGACTCATCTGTGTCAACTGCTAAGACGTTCGACGGTTTGGTCAGAAACATACGCAACATATCTAATGCCGAAACTGTATTTAATGCGGTGTCTCGCTCCAATGTAATTGGCGGCTTCGATGCGGTTGAGATAGTACAGGAGTACATTGACGCTGACTCGTTCGACCAAGACCTGATTATTAAGCAAGTGCCTAACGCTGTTGATTCGGTATGGTTTGACATTGGTTCGACGCTGCAAGATGCGTCCGATGCTAAGTGGGCCATTAAGCTAATCTCGATAACAGCCGCAGACTACAAAGAACAATTCCCAGATGGTGCCGGTGTAAGTATTGGCGATGATAGAAAGAACACAGCGTTCTTTGATGTTGCTGACTTCATTACGGTTGGTCAGTTGTACTTCAAAAAGAAAGATGATGTTGAGTTGGTTAAGATGTCGGACGGCTCAGTATATCGCAGGGACGAGAACTTTGCTCTTATCCAAGATGAGATGGCTGCAGCTGGTATCACTGTCGAGGACACTAGAATCAGAGAGGGTTGGCGTGTACATTCAAGGCTACTTGATGGGTCTGATTGGCTTGGCGAAGAAGAAGAAACAGTGTTCAATGACATTCCGCTTGTACCGATATACGGTAACTTTGACATCTTTGAAAACAAACATATCTATTTTGGTAAGCTTGAAAAGCTATACGACCAGCAACGTGTTTTGAACTACGCAATGAGCCGTGATATTGAAGACGGTGCGTTGTCTCCCAAGGTCAAATACTGGGGTACGGCTGAACAGATTGAAGGATATGAAGATACCATTCAAAGCCTGAACACAAACAACGACCCAATGCAACTATATAACCATGTTGATGGGCAGCCAATGCCAAATCAGCAGGGTGGTGTGCAGGTTAGTTCTGGATTGCAAACCACAATTGCCAATACTCAGCAGATGATAAGTGCAAGCGCTAACAGCTTCAACGCACAGCAGGGTAACGCACAGCCAATGCAATCTGGTATTGCAGGGCAACAACAGATAGACCAAGGAAACATCGGTTCAATTAAGTGGTTTAAATCTCTTGAGGTCATGATATGCCAAGTGGGTAAGGTGCTGATTAAAGCAATCCCCAGAGTGTATGACGCAACAAGGCAAGTGCGTATTATGGAAGAAGACGGGACAAGCTCAATGGTTGTTATCAATCAACCGTAT